CTTGATTGGGTATCCGTCTTGGAGTACTCGCACCGTTTTTGTTGTGGCGTCGAAAAACACGGTGATGATTTGATTTATAGCGTAAGTCGCGGTCACGGGAGACTGCGTGTTGATGCCGCCTTCACCCAAGCTCAATGCGCTCAGATATGAAGTTGTAGCGGCGGCGTCAGACACGCCAAATTCTGCACGGTTGGTGCTGGCAAGAGCTAGTGCCTTAAACGAAGCAACGTACTTGCCACTTGTCAGCGGCACATCCAGCAGTGATGCCAGGTTCCATGACGCGCCCGGTGCCACACGGAGCGTTGTATCGTTTGTGGCAACAGTCGTGGAGACCGTATAACCAGAACTTGCTGAAAACTCTACGCCAGACTGCGTGGTCATAGCGGGAACAGGGAAATACTTCTCGTCTACCAGTCCCATCTCAGCGGGTGTTCTAGCGGCATAAGTTAGGCGACAAGAATACAAATCCCCAAGAAATTGGAAGTCTGAACTATTGGTACGATTTCCCAATATAAACGGGTAAGATGCTAGAGTTCCTGAGCCGGAGGTAAAAGGTGCCCCAAATGCTACGCCGTCCAAATACACTTGAATAGATGTGCCTTGGCGCACTACTCCAAGAAGGTGTATAGTAGTTGTGTCTGGTGCTGGCGGACCCCTATAAACGAAATTTGCTCCTTGACGAAATTGATAGTCGTTTGTATTCGGCCCATATATCGTATTTGTCAGCATCGTTAGAATATTGTTGTTGTTACCGTCTCCAACATAGATTAGATCGTTTGTCTGTGCGCTATATCCTGAGTTTTGAAACACCGCTTCAAATGTGAACGGATCAGGCAACGCAATACTTGGTGACATTGTTATTTGTTTCACGGAGCCTGAGGTAAACGTGAAGCGTCCGCTTGTGTTTGTTGTTCCCGCGTTGACCATAGAGAAGCTGCCAGCACCAACGTCAACGTAGCCAATGTCGCCGTTCATCAAAAACTCAACATCAGCAAACAGTGGGTCATTAAACCCCCCACCCGCTGCACCCAAAAGCCCCGCTTTACTTGCCCCTAACATTAGCTGAAGTCCTGTCCGCCTGTAAAGCCGTACCAAGTTGTACCGCCATCAGTAGTGATAAAGGTGAATACATCCGTGGATGAAGCTGTCGAGGTAATTGTAGGTGCAGACCCGCCAGCCCATTCTACCGAAGCAGGCCAAGTAACTGTCCTTGACCCCGCACCATCTTGATTTTGGATAAGGGTAAATGCCCCAGCACTGCCAGAAGCAGGTGGGTTGCTAAAGGTATAGGTGCAGTTACCTGTTAGGGTTAGGTTAAATACGTTTCCGTTTTCTAGGTCGATAGTGTAAGTTGTGCCTGTGTTAGCAACTACGGCTGTTTCTGAATAGTCTTTTAGCTTGACACGATTCATCTCTTGGTCATTGCCGGACACGACGCCAGATAACGTAACCGCGTCAACGGTGAGTGCGTTACCATCCATATCAAGCGTACCGCCAGCCGTCAGCGCGTCAGCGTCAGATAAAATCCAGCCACTGGACTGGACGAGACTGCCATTAATCCCATTCCAGCGGACTAGCGACTCATCGGTAGAGGAGCCTGGACCAATTACACCAGCGGTTGTTTGATCCGTATTGTCGGGAAACCTAAACCCTGTAGTAGTGGAATGAATACGTCCTGCTGTAGTTACATTACCACTATCATCAATAGTGACAGAACTGTTTTGGGTTGTCGTACCAGAGGTTCCATCCCAACGGACAACAGCATTATCCGTAGAACTGCCAGGACCGGAAAGATCTCCTGGATCACCTTTATCCCCGGATACATCGATACTAAAATATAGATTGTCTGTATCTGAGAATGGTGTAGCACCACTGGATGCTTCAACAGTACCTACAAGTTTAGTATATCCCGTAGCGGAGGTAATGGTTGTAATCTTCATCGTAATAAAGTTTTCTGGTGCAAACTCTTTACGAATAGTTACATAACCGAGTACAGAAGATGGATTGTTACCTCCTGATAGTAGTGCAATAACTCCGCTTACATTTGTACCGTCACTATCTTCATCATCAATATAGATTTCTGTGGCGGCGTTCTGCGTAGCATTATTTAATCTGACAAGACCAGAACCCGGATCAGAGTCAGTTGTGGTGGTACTAAATGTGTATTGGAGAGAAGATCCTGGGTCACTAAGATTACTGATACCAGAGATAGTTCCGCCTGTGATTGCCACGCTATTTGCATTTTGTGTGGCAAGAGTACCTAGACCAAGCGTAGTCCGTTGAGCAGAAGCATTAGCATCATCTAGCAATGCACGACCTGCTGAGGTTAGACTGGTGGTTGCATAAGTATCAGATGACGTGGTATATATCATCTGGTCGGCTGTGGTGGTCAGACCAGAGATAGACTGTAGACCAGCATCATAGGCTTGGACATTAGTCCCGATTGCTAGACCAAGATTAGTCCGAGCGACAGAAGCCGTAGATGCACCTGTACCGCCATCAGCAATCGCTAGATCAGTGATGCCGGTGATAGATCCGCCTGAGATATTAACAGTGGTAAAGGTTCCGCCGTTAGAAACTGTAGCACCTGTAAAGTCAATAGTGCTTCCTGTCGATACGGTTAGATTAGTGAATGTACCAGCGGCAGGAGTAGTTGCGCCGATAACTGTATTATCAATTGTACCGGCATTAATATCAGCAGTGTCTGCTACCAGAGAATCAATATTAGCGGTACCGTCGATATATAGATCCTTGAACTCGAATGAGGATGAACCTAGATCAATGTCATTGTCAGTGAATGGTACGATAGCCCCGTCTTGGATACTGATCTGACCTACCGAAGCGGCACTGGATTCTACATAGAAGTTGATCTGGTTAGCACTGGTGTCTACGAAGATAAGATTGTTCTGGTCTAGGTCAGCGATACGATCAATAGGCGGACCTTCGGCAGCAGTACCGTCATGCTTATGGCCTGTAGAGTTATTAAACGCCGCAAGGATCTGGTTAAACTCAGCATTAAGCGGCGGAGCAGATACGATCTCACCGTTAAGAATCTGAGCTAAAGACTGACGTGTATAACCTGCCATTATCTATATCCTGCTTCTTGGAAAGTAAGGCCCCAGCCTTGAATGCTATAAGGTGCTTGTTGACCTACAGAAGTGATAACAAAGCTAACTGATCTACCTGAGCCTTGTATATTCTTTTCTAGAACGGGACTACTAGAACCGCCAAAAGTAAAGGTTGACCCATAGGTTCCTCCGGTAGAGAAATAACGAAGGATTGCACCTTGAGTGGAAATAGCGTAAGAGTTAGGATTATATTTGTTAGGATCATCCCAATCGTAATACACTGCTAAGTTAAAATCCGACGTGCCTTCTGGTCGGGTATAAATAGATAGTTTATGAAATACCTTACGTCGTTCTGTACTATCAAAATAGAGGAACGGGGTAGCGTAGATAGCAATAACATCCACACCGTTAAACGAGTTACCCGACTCCTGCTTAAATACGTATCCGTCTAGGTCTCCATGAACCGTGGTCTCAATACTGTTGATGGTCTCTGAGTAAGACACGAATGACCGAATGCCTAGTAGCTCCCCAAACTCCCATCCGACGCTATTATTAGCAAACCGGAGACCACCGATAATACCGAAGGCATCAGTCACGGAACCGGTTTCAGTAGGGAAGAAATATCTAAACTGAGACTTGTTCTTGATAACTACAGAACTCATCAAATCCAGATTATAGTTTTCAGGGAGGGCTTGTAGGATTTGCTGAATTGGTTTAGATACAGTCTGTAGTTCGATATCCCCGATACGGGCTGTACCCTGGATAGGTCTGATACCATCAGATGCCAGGAATAGGATATCACCACCGATCTCGATAATACTATCAGAAGCGATACAACCGATATTACTTGTTACTTCTGAGAGAACAAAGTCTGACGAGTTGTTACCTTGTAATCGCTTGATCTGCCGTTCACCGAATACATATAAAGCATCACGGAATTTAGCTATACCAGTAACAGGAAAGCCTACGTTAATTTCACCCGCACCACCAGCCGGATCATATCTCAGGTCTGAGTTAGGGTTACTAAAGGTGATACGGTTAAAGTTATCCTCAGAACCAGCAAAGAATAAATGATTACGAAAGTCAGTGACAAACTTAGCACCTTCGATATTAGCGATATCTGTATGGGTATAGAACCAGTTTACCGCTGTACCGCCGACATTGTTCTGTGTTGAGGTGGCTGTGGCTGAAATAGTAAAAGTGTAAGAGTCAGCATCAACTACGGTAGCAACAGTGTAATCATTATCGTTAATGTCTTCCGTACCGATATTGACATTAACATTGCTGAACTTGACAGTATCCCCGACGTGCAAACCGTGAGCAGTGTGAGCTACAGTGACTATACTGGTTCCATTGCTGATCGAGAAAGGGTTAGATAACTGATCTTCGGTTTCGGTTAGACCAGAACCCTGCCGGTCATAAAGTTCGATAGGAGTTGTTGAGTTATGTCTTAAAGGGCGGTTAACCCCGTCTACGACAACTACAACTTCTGACCCGGTAAAGCTATGTTCGTTAGTTCTGAGTTTAGTTACGCCTACAGCACTACGAGTATTAGTATCCGAGGTGTTGTTTACCGCTGACCAACCTACTCCATCAGTATGATCATAGATGGTGTAGTATCGGCTGACCGTGTAAGTGATATTAGCGGCTATACTGGATACTGTGCTGTCCGCAGCATCGTCAGTAACAAAGGTAAAACTGTCAGCCGTAGCAGTCGAAGCCACATTAAATTCGTTATTGTTAAGATCTAACCCGCCAAGGTTAGTATCAATGTTACTAAATGTTACCCATTCACCTACGGATAGACCATGAGCAGTAGAGGTAACAGTTACAATGGAACTACCAGAACTAAGGGAGATAGCACCTACAGGTAGCGTTGCCGAAGTAGAATCAATTGAGTTACGTCTTGCGGCGTAGACCTTGTCGTTGTGAATCCAGACACCAAGGGCTTTACCAGCACCAGGAACCTGGGGATTATCAGCATCATAATATTCATAACCGTTAATCCGTCTGTACCCGCCAAACTGCGAAACCTCAAAGTTTGTCATGCGGATCGCTGAACCCGGTTCAGTACCGGCTAGAGTCAGGGCGTCTTCGTTAGTGTATAGACCACCTCTAGCAATGATTGTTACATCGCGGAGATTGTCAGCCATTACTTACTTCCTGCCGGTACGTTAATTAGTCTATTAACCCTGGTGTCACGAAGATCAGTAAAGTTGTTGACTAGGATTTTCCGCATGTTCTCGATACCACGAGTAAACCGCTGCTGGGCGATAGTGGCCTGTTGAGAGTTATCGCGGAACATATAACAGTGATACATAGCGCCATCGATCACTACATTCTTAAACTGGTCTGGGATCGACATAGTATCAGTAGCGTTGGTTAGTGTAGTCTGATACTGGTAGTAATCGTAATTGATAGCATAGGCTTTGTCAGGAATAGGACTAAAGGCAATCTCGTTACCTAGAGTACGATAAACATAAATAGGGGTATCATAATCCTCTGTCCCCGCGTTACCATCTCTGATGTAAAACCGCTGAATGTAAGTATCGTAGTTAATCTGTCTTAACCTAACCGCGCCGATATTCTCTGCTTCATCCTTGACAATGCGAAAGGAATCCCAATCTACCACTTTCATATCGCTTGGTGCTGCGTAGGTTGACGTGCCAGCTACCAAGGTTAGCGAACCGGTTTGGTGGTTAAACGGAAATCCAAATTGCTCTTGACCAATTTCTTCCAGAGCGATATTAACTGCGTCCTTTACCGAGGCATGAAAACCAATAGCGGTTGGAAATTCGTCCGAAGTAAGCTGGACTTCATTCAACCGCTTTAGAGTATCGTTAACCAAGGTCAGGAAAGTTGTTGCCATTTAAGCAGCCTTTAACCAGCGAACAGGGAAATCATCCTGCAAAGAATAGGAATGTTTATTGATATTATTCTGGATCAAACATTTAAGAAGTGTATCACCGTATAGATTAAACCTGATACCTTTTTGAGTATGTAGTATCTGGATAATCTTCATTGCTTCTTCTGCCATACCGATATATTCAGTTGTAGTATAATAAAGATTATTAGTGATAGGACAGGATACGGTTACTTCTTTATGAGTATCGTCGTGTTTGTTTTCTCGGTTGACCCGGTAGTCGTTTACTGTTTTGTTATAACCGCAATCAAATCCGAATAAGTTTATCTTATTATATCCAAGCCAGACAGATAACAGAATAGCATGAACTGTGGAGTTAGACCCGGCAGACATACATTTATCAGAAGGTTGCCACGTCTTGGAAGTGACAGTATCTATCATATATGTCTTGTAGTTCTTTAGTGCGTCAAATAGACTGGGATCACACTGAGAGGAAATAATGTAGTTGGTTTTTTTGTTTAGTTGGGCTTTATCGCCAGACTCTCTAGGATCAATAGATACGTTGTATCTAGGATTGCATCCGATAGAAGTTAGATAATTGACAGTCTTAGACGCGAATATATCGTTCTTTGAAATACGAAGAAACTTCTCGAACTGTCTGATACTTGGACCGGCAGCACAGATATTAATTTCTTCACTACGTTTATGTGGGCTGTTCTTTAATTTAGAGAGAGACGGTAAATTTCTATTCTTGTTAATTTCGTAGTTAGACTTGAGAGTATCTTCCGAAACAGAACAGTGTAATTGTACCATGCAATCTCCACTTAGTCAAGGGGAGACCCCGAAGGATCTCCCCAAGTTTGTTAGGCGAAGTCGCGACTTGCCTCAGCCGGACCAGGGATCTCGGCAAGGTCAGACATGTAAGCAACAACACGGATAACGCCGTTAGCCGGTACGACAGAACCACCGACGTTTAGCTTTACGTCAATGGTGTCAGCCGTAGCGGCAACAACAGAGTTAGCGCCGAATGGGAGCAGACCGTTTGAACCGGCAGCGGCCCAGCCGACAGTGTTGAAGTCACCGCCGTCGACAAAGCTGTCACCAGCAGCAACATCGATGTCAAAAGTGGCAGCGGTGGAGGAATCGACAGTCTCGACGTAAGCAACCGCACCGTGGACTAGAGTGTTAGCCGGAACCGGGATAACCTCTAGAATATCGGCGTTAGCAAGGGCGGAACCCTTAACAGTGGTTGCGTCAGCCATAGAGACAGTCTTCTCTACGGTGTAAGGTACGTTAGCACCAGTACGCGACTTATGGTTGGTAGTGGAACCATTAGTTAGATCGTAAGCCATGATTCATACCCCCTTATTCGTACACGTTATAAACGGCGCGAGTGACTGCTTCTGGACGAAGCAACTTACGACCGTAAAGATGCAGACCACGAACAACGTCGCTAAAGCTGTCATTGTCGCGGTAGGTCTCTACTTTCTCGATCTGAGAAGCGGTAGCAACGGCTGAGTCGTGACCGGCGACGATAACACCAAAGTTAGTGGCAGAACCACCGGTAGCGACAGTACCCGGACCAGTACCAATGGTCGGCAGGTTGTTTGACATGTAGATGCGGAAACCGCGAACCATGCCATCGATGATACGACCGTTACGGAGGATATCAC